CCACAGCAGGTATGTTTGATGGTTCACAAAATGGAATTGCATTTAGTTACAATGATACAACTGGTAAAATAACAGCAACAGTATCAACAGATCCTATCTTTGCAGATAAAATTACTTTTGAGGGTGCAACACCTGATGATTTTGAAACAATTCTTCAAGTAGTAGATCCAACAGCAGATCAAACAATCACCCTTCCAAATGTTACTGGAACAATTATTACAACTGGAGATTCAGGAACAGTAACAAGTACAATGATTGCAGATGGCACAATTGTTGATGCAGATATTAACGCATCCGCTGCTATTGCTGCAACAAAAATTTTAGGAACAGCCATTACTGCTGCAGACACAGGTACAGTTACAAACACAATGCTTGCTGGATCTATTGCAAATGAAAAGTTAACAAACTCAGAAATTACAATTAACGGAACATCAACATCTCTTGGTGGTACTCGCACACTTGTTACAGACGATATTGCTGAAGCGGCAACATCTCCAACAAATCTTTGGTTTACAAATGAAAGAGCACAAGATGCAGTAGCAACTGCTATTTCAAACGGTACACAAACAAACATAACAATTACATATGATGATACTGCTAACTCTCTATCATTTAATGCATCAGGTGGAGTATCATCTCTTACAGGGACTGCAAATGAGATTGAAGTATCTTCATCTACTGGAGCAGTAACAATTGGTTTGCCAAATGACATAACTATTGCAGGAAACATTACAATTAATGGAACTCCTTCTAGCTCAACACATGCAGCAACAGTTGGATATGTTGACTCAATAGCACAAGGTCTTGATATTAAAGCATCAGTTCTTGTAGCAACTACAACAAACGGAACACTTACTACAGCCTTTAGTAACGGATCCGTTATTGATGGAATTACTCTTACAACAAACGATAGAATTCTTATTAAAGATCAAACTGATCAAACAGCAAATGGTATTTATATAGTACAGGCTTCAGGTGCACCAGCTCGCTCATCAGACATGAACGCTGGAGCCGAGTTCCCAGGAGCATTTACATTTGTAGAACAAGGATCAACAAATGCTGATCGTGGTTTTGTTTGTACAAATGATTCAGTTATAATTGGAACTACTGATATTGTGTTTACACAATTTTCAAGTGGTGGATCATATTTAGCTGGAAATGGAATAACTCTAACTGGTAATAGTTTCAGTATTGATACTGCTATTACTGCAGATTTATCTACCGCTCAAACTTTAACTAACAAGACTCTTACATCTCCAAATGTATCTGGACTATATATTTCAGATGCAGCAATTGTTATTGAAGGTACTGCAAATAATAACGAAACTACTTTATTATTTACAGATCCAACAGCAGATCACACAATTACATTCCCTGACGCAACTGGAACAGTTGCATTTACAGCAGATATTGAAACCGCTGTAGATAACTTTGGTAGCGCAGCAACTGGCGGTACAGGAATAACAGCATCATATGCAACAACAAGCAATATTCTTACAATTACAAACATAGGTGTAACGGATATTACTGGAACTGCAGATGAAATTTATGCAGATGCATCAACTGGTTCTGTAACATTATCACTACCACAAAGCATTGCAACAACATCAAGTCCATCATTTACAGGATTAACTGTTGGATCAGTAACACTAACAGATGCACTTATTGGAACTGCTACAACAAGCATTTCAACAACAAGCGCAACAGTAGTTGATACATGGTCTGCAACAACATACAATTCTGCAAAATATATTGTTCAAATGAAAAACGGTACAGACATTGAAGTACTAGAAGTACTAGTAACTGTAGATGGAAACAATAGTGTCTATATTACAGAGTATGCTGATGTAATTAGCAACAATCAACTTGGAACAACAGATGCTGATTATTCAGGTGGAAATATTAGACTACTTGTAACATCAACAAGTGGCACAACAGTAAAGGTTCACAAGACGCTAATTGAAGCGTAATGTGAACTGAAGGGATATGTGAACTTCAGTGGCAACTAACAATAAAGACTTTGTAGTTAAACAAGGACTCAAGGTTGCTACTGGAGTTACATTCCCAGATAATTCTGTACAAACCACAGCATTTAGTGGAAGTGCAATAACTGTTGGAAGTACTTTCCCAGTTAGCCCTTCAAGTGGTGCAATGCATTTAGATACAACAACTTTAAAAGTGTATTACTATTATGGTGATAACTGGGTTCCATTAGCAAATTATGATGATACCGTTTCTATTGTAGATCACAATCATGATAGCGCAGGGTTTGTAGATGGTACATATCAGTACAATGGCAATGGAGTTACGCTCCCATCTTTTATATGGCAAAGTCTTGATGGTGGATCACCAGCAACAACATCTTTTGCAATGACAATTGATGGCGGGTCAGCAGCATGACAAATTCTGCTATAATTAAACATAATCTGGAGGTAAATTGTGGCAACTAGAATTCAAATGCGTAGAGGTACAACCTCTGAATGGAATGCCGCAGACCCAATCCTTAATGAAGGTGAAATTGGATACAATAGCACTATTTATTCTTTTAAAATAGGAGATGGCTCAACGCTATGGTCTGAATTAGATTATTATCAAGCATCTGCAGATATTACTCCAGCAGAAATTGGAGCCATTTCTTTATCTGAAAAAGGTGCTGCAGATGGTGTTGCAGATTTAGATGCTTTTCAAAATGTAAAAACAAAAACTGGTGTTGTATTTGAAGGCACTACGGCAGATGATTTTGAAACAACTTTAATTGTTACAGATCCTACAGCAGATCGCACCATTACGTTTCCAGATGCTACAGGCACAGTTGCATTAACAAGCGATATAACAGTTAGTGCATCATCAACAAATACATTTTCTAATAAATCCATTAGTCTTACAACTAATACATTATCTGGAACTCTTGCAGAATTTAATACCGCTTTATCCGATGCAGACTTTGCCACAATTGCAGGAACTGAAACTTTTACAAACAAAACTTTAACAAGCCCAACTATTAATACTCCATCTGTAGGAACATCGTTAACTACAGCGAGTACATCTTTTGATCTTCTTAATACAACAGCAGCCACAGTTAACTTTGCTGGTGACTCAACCGTTCTGTCAATTGGTTCAACAAGCGGTACTACAACAGTAAATAATAGTTTAATAGTAACTGGAGATTTTACAGTTAATGGAACTACAACTACCATTGATACACAAACACTTCAGGTAGAAGATAAGAATATTGTTCTTGCCTATGGATCTACATCAGATGTAGCAGCAGACGGTGGCGGTATAACATTAACTGGCACTACTAATAAAACATTTAACTGGGTAGATGCAACAGATTCTTGGACATCTTCAGAGCATATGAATCTGCTTACAGGTAAATCTTATAAAATTAATAACGTTGTAATATCAGCAGCCTTACCAGCCCTTACATGGGGAGAAGTTAAAGATGGTAAGTCTGAACTTGTAATTAGTTAATTACTTTGTAAAACTAAAAGTTCTTAACCTTTACTTTATGCTTAATGTTTTAAAACAAGCGTAAAAAAATATTATAACAGTGTGATATACTTAGAGTACTCTGCAATATACAGAGTTCTATTATTAATTTTATTGAGAGGTTTACAAATCCAATGTCAGATATCTTTTCTTTTCGTTTACTAGATGATTTTATTACAAAATACAAGAATGCTCCAGCTCCATTTGGCTTTACCGACGCTGGATCAAACTCGTTAGGTGAAATTACATTTATTCGTACGTACTCTCGTGTCAAAGATGACGGTACAAAAGAAAGATGGTATGAGGTTTGTAAGCGTGTAATTGAAGGTATGTACTCAGTTCAAAAAAACCATGCTAAAGATAATAGGCTTCCCTGGAATGATAACAAGGCACAAAAATCTGCTCAAGAAGCATATGAAAGAATGTTTAATTTAAAATGGACTCCCCCAGGCCGTGGTATGTGGGCATTTGGAACTGCTATGACTATGGAAAAGAAAAACTCAGCATCTCTTCAAAACTGTGCAATGATTTCAACAAGAGACATTGACCGCAACGACCCTGGAGCCCTGTTCTCATGGGTCATGGATGCCCTTATGTTGGGTATTGGAGTAGGGTTTGACACAGTTGGTCAAGACAAAGAAATGCCCATCTATGCCCCTACAGAGCCTATAAATACTTATGTTATTCCCGATACCCGTGAAGGCTGGGTAGAGTCACTTCGTATATTATTAAACTCATTCTTGCGTCCTAATCAAAACATTCAAGAGTTCAACTATTCAGAGATTCGCCCATTGGGTGCTCCTATTAAAGGCTTTGGTGGAACCGCATCAGGACCACAACCATTAATAGAGCTGCATGACCGTCTTCGCAGAGTTGTTGGTGGAAGATCAGGAGAAACCCTTGATTCTCGTGCAATAGTAGATATTATTAATTTAATTGGAACCTGTGTTGTTGCTGGCAATGTAAGACGTTCGGCAACACTTGCTCTTGGTTCACCAGAAGATAAAGATTTTATTAATTTAAAAAATGCTGATGTATTTCCAGAAAGAAATTCTTATGATCCAAAAAATCCTGGTTGGTCTTACATGTCTAATAATTCAATTTCAGCAAAAGTTGGAACTAAGTATGAAGACTATGTTGATTTAATTGCTAACAATGGAGAACCAGGTTTTATTTGGCTTGATGTTGCTCGTAATTATGGAAGACTTGCAGATCCAGCAGATGGAAAAGACTATCGTGTGATGGGAATGAACCCATGTGCAGAGATGGATCTTGAAAGTGGAGAAATGTGTACTCTTGTAGAGGTACATTTAAATCGTCACGATTCTAAAGAAGATTTTCTTAAGACATTAAAGTTTGCATACCTTTATGGAAAAACTGTTACATTAATGCCAACTCATTGGCCACAAACTAATGGAATTATGCAACGCAATCGTCGCATTGGCACATCACTTACAGGTATTGCATCCTTTGCTGATCAAAATGGTTTGCCAATAACTCGTGAATGGATGGATGAGGGATACAAAAAAATTCGTCACTATGATCATCAGTATTCAGAATGGCTTTGTGTTCGTGAATCAATTCGTGTAACAACCGTTAAGCCTTCTGGATCTGTATCACTTCTTTCTGGTGCAACTCCTGGAGTTCACTGGGGTCCAGGAGGATCTTTTTATCTTCGTGCTATTCGTTTTGGAAAACAAGATAACATGATACATTTATTTAAAGCTGCTGGGTATAAAATTGAAGATGACATTTATTCAGAAGAAACATCTGTAGTTTATTTTCCAATTAAATCTGGACATAAAAGATCAGAAAAAGAAGTTAGCCTATTTGAAAAAATTGGTTTAGCGGCAACTGCTCAAAAGTACTGGTCAGATAATGGTGTTTCTGTAACGCTTTCTTTTGATAAAGAAGAAGAAACAAAGTTTGTTGCCCCAGCACTACATATGTATGAGGGACAACTAAAAGCAGTATCTTTTTTACCAATGGGTAACAAAGTATACCCTCAACAACCTTATCAAGAAATTACAGAAGAAGAATATAACTCTTATATTGGCAAAATAGCAACTATTGACTGGTCTGCTATTTATGACGGTATAGAAAATCTTGATGCCCTTGGAGAAAAATATTGCAACAATGATAACTGTCTTATTTAATACATAAAGTGTAAAAAATGTGTTTGTGGAACATTATGCCAAAATTGCAATAGATCTATGGGACAAGCAAAAGATAACCCCCCAATTCTTAGGCTCTTTGTTGACTATATTGATAGACATAAAAATAAATGACAACTGCTATAATTAGGGCTAAGGAGTAATATGTCTAATCCATCAAACCTGTATGCTGAAAAAGTATATTCAGAACATCCTACTATATTGTGGGCACTTGATGATCAAGCAGATTATATTACCCTTATTTCTGAGTCGCAAAGAAATGCAACTTCTAGTTGGACAGTAACTGGAGCATCTGTAACATCTGGTGTTGGAGTAACTGGAGAACCATTTCCAGATAGCTATACGACCCTTGTACAAGGAAATGTACCATCTGGCTCAACTGCAACTATTAGTTTGATAAGTCCTGATTTAGTTAACTTTCAAGATTTAAATACAACTCTTGGATCTTTTTGCAACGGTACATATTTTTATTCTAATAGTGCATATCTACAATCAGTATCAATAGGATTTAGATATATTGACACAACTACATCTTTACCTATTGAAGAATTAAAATCTTTTACAACTTCCGTTTTTCAAGCATGGAGTTTTGTATCAGATACATTTGATATAGTTGATGAGAATACAGACTTTCAATTAGTAATAAAATTTACTTATGCATCTGGTGGTAGTGCAGGAGATTATGATTTTTATATTAATGGCATAAGCTCAGGACAGTGGTCAGAAGAATCTAACACTACTTCACTTGGAGTAACTCCAGTGTCTTTCCCAGCAAACATTGCTTTGTCTGCAACTCAAGCCGTGCAAGCAGATCCATACGGCATTGCTGGTGAAGTTGGATATTATTTAGTAGACAATAATGCTTTGGTTGCAAGAAATAGCGGAGTGCCTATGGTTTATGGTGCAAGCAATATTACAAGAACTACACCAAACTCTAACAACAAACCATCTCTCATTGTTCCTGGAAAAGGATTTTTAAATAAATCTGGACAGTATAAAGAATACACTGTTGAATTTTGGACAAGAATTAACTCAAATGCATATGAGCCAAAAAAAGTATTTGGTCCAATTTCATCTAATGATGGTTTATATGTTGAGTCAGGATTTCTTACACTTGTTATAGGTCAAGAATTTTCTTCACACTTTGTTGGCGAGTGGTTTAGACCAATGCTTATTCATGTTAGAATAATTAGAAACAATGCAACAGTGTTATTAAATGGAGAAGAAGTTATCAATCTTCCAATCAATACAGATACCCTTGTATTGCCTGACATACTTGATGAGTTTGGAGATAGTCAAGACTGGCTTGGTTTTTACTCATACACAGATGTAACTCCAGTTGAAATTGATTGTGTTGCTATTTATCCATACTCTGTTGCGATTAACGTTGCAAAGCGTAGATGGGTTTATGGTCAAGGAGTTCTTTCTCCAGAAGGAATTAACTCTGCTTATGGCGGTAGTGCTGCATTTATTGATTACTCTTTTGCTGATTACACATCAAACTATAACTATCCTAGTTTTGCCAAGTGGGATCAAGGAACATTTGATAATCTAAGAACAACAACAACATCTCTTACAACCCCACAGTATTCTTTGCCAGACATAATTCTTGGATCAAAGACACTGACACAATTGTACACAGACAACAAAGATATACAAGATCCAACAGACAGTAACTTTATAACATTTAGACCAGATAACTCCTGGAACTCAGAAAGATGCTATTTTAACTTTTCAAACTTTAGTGTTTTAAGTGATCCAATACACACTATCTACGGTGTATTTTCATCAAATAATTTATCAACGGAAGAAACATTATTTAAAATTTATAGTCCCCTAACAGGTAATTCTTTTAGTATTAGAAAAGACCTAGATGAGATTCATTATTATCTATTATTTAATGGAGTAGAAGAAGAAATATATACAACAGATATTATTGTATCTGATGAAAAGTTTGCAGCAGGTATTGAGATTCAATCTCTTGTAACTAATTTTGGTGGCAATGTTGCTACATTTTTTGGCAATCAAAATGGATTAAAAATGTATGTTGGTGGAGAAGAAGATATTAACTACCAGTTTACTGGAAAAATATATTCTATAGGACTTTCCACATCTTATAATGCTTTTGAAATAACAAGTAATTTTGAAGACAATGGTATAGCAATCATAGATAGTTATTTAGCAACTGGATCAGCAGAGTCAGCAAATGCAATTGAGCTTCTTCAACATACAGCAAGCTATACAATCTTACCACTGCAAGCATATGGATCTTATTTCTTAGATATTGGTGTTTCTGGATATTGGGAAGACTATATGCCGCTTTCATACTTTGCTCAGTTTGTAACTAACGATGTCGGAAATCAATACTATGATTTAGACTTTTTGCAGTTTAATCTTGGATACCCTTCTCCTACAAAATTAGCGGAATTTGAAACAACAAGTTCTTGGACATATGATCAATTAAAAGAATACTACTCTCACCCAGTTCAAAGAACATACTTGCAATTAGATAATAATTTATTTACTGGCTGGAACAACTATCAAGATATGGCTGAAAGAGCAGAAAAATATTATGAATATGATACAACAGATGCATCTATTAGAAGCTATATAACTTTTCAATATATATCAACAGGAGCAAACGCACCACAAGGATCATTTACAACAGTTCTTCCAGCAAAAGAGGGTGCAATCATTGATATGAATGATTATCCAGACTGGCTATTAACAAAGTTTGAAGTAGTAGACAACACCCTTATCTATCCATCACAAACTGTAGACTTTAACGATCTTGCACTTGTCTATCACCTTGACTTTAATATTCGTGGCATCTTAAGAAAGCCTATTCAGTTAAGAAGATTAGACATTGCATCACAAGCCTTTAATGATAACTCATTTAATCCAGTCGGCACTAGATTTGGAATAGACATGTTCCCATATACTAGATCTGGATTATATTATGATTACAAAGCAAAGAATCCTTTTAGTATTTACAAAGCAAGTACTCCATATCTTTATCTTAATAGAACATCAGGAGTAGAAATTCGTGGAAGTTTTGATCCGCTGGTAAGTCGTGGCATAGCAATACCAATTAATCAAAACGTTGCAGACAACTATCGTATTAGCGCTGCTCAAGTTTGGATGAGATACGATCAAGATGTATTCCCAATAACACCTACTGAAATTTTTGAGATAGAGTATAAAGGTGACACAATTAAGTTCTACATGGTTGCTGATAATCCAGAGGGTACTAGAGCAAGAATTTATGCAAACAGCTCATTAACTAATACACTTTATAATGGAATATCTTATTTCTTAAACGGTTCAATAGTAAGAGAGCCAGTATTAACAGTTAAAGAATGGGCAGTTATGGGGCTTGCCTTTAGCAATGCATTAAGCTTTGATTTATATATTGGAGCAATTAATCTAACTGGACCACTTGTATTTAATAATGTTGCATATTATCAGGCAAACAATTTACAGCAGGTTCAAAGTAATCTTCTTAGACCTTGGCTTAAAGTTCAAACAGACGGCGTAACAAGTTTTGACTGGGAATTTTGGTTAAATAGTTTTAATTGGGAAGGTGTTCTTGTTATTTCTGCATCAGATTTATATGGAGTTCTGCCTTCAGACGTATATAAAACATATATTGGAACTAATAAGATTATTATTGATGATAATGAAGGCATGATCTTTGATTCAGACAAGGTTAAGGTCTATAATGACACAACCTGGACCATTAGATTGGGTACAGCCGTTTAATCTGGTATACTTTAATACATGAATCCGTTAATTAGTCCAAAAACAGGTAAGCCTATTGTAGGAAATGTACGTCGTCAGGTTATTGAAAAAAAATATAACTGGGGCTTGTATGTATATAAAAAATCAGATGGCAAGTGGTTTACAGATGGAGAAGGCAGTATTTTAAATGTACAGTCTACTCGTGGAGACATTGGCCAGATTGCAAAGCTAAGAGATGCTGCAAAGTATTATGGCGATGATGGTGAAGGCGAAGCAGTATTTGTTCCAGGTCTTACAAGAATTACAGAAGAAGAGCATTCAGTTCAACTAGACAGAATGAAGCAAGGATTAATTCCATCTCTTAATGATCTTGGAGCATGGAAAGCAGCACAAGATACACTTCAAAAACATGGAAGAGATGCGTACGAAGCATGAGTCAAGATTATGATTTTATTCAAGCAAATATTAAAACACAGGATGAACCTGAAGACATATTTAAAGGCAGTGATCCATTTGGAAAAGATTGGACAGTTTTAAAAGAATATGTTGGCATTGATCAAAACTTTAAAAGAAAAACATCAAGAAGTGTTTCAAAATCAACATATGCTTATAATGGCATAGAGCCAACTCCACAATATCTTAGTTCTGCCAATGCAATACCTGCTGGAGATGGTGCTGAATCAAAGCAAATTAATCCTGGAACGGTATATAGAAATGGCTATGGCCTATTTGATGTAATTACTCCACCTTATAACATGTATGAATTAGCAAGTTATTATGATACATCTTTTGCAAATCATGCTGCTATTGATGCAAAGGTAGAAAATGTTGTAGGTCTTGGATACCGTTTTGATATTACAGATAGAACAATGTTACGCTTTCAATCAAATGATGATCAAGGTGCAGTAGATCGCGCTCGTCGTAGAATTGAAAAGATGAAACTTGAGATGCGTGAATGGGTAGAGTCACTAAATGAAGATGACTCCTTTACTATCACAATGGAAAAAGTTTACACAGATCTTCAAGCAACTGGTAATGGCTTTATTGAAATTGGTAGAACAGTAACTGGCGAGATTGGTTATGTTGGACACATCCCATCAACCACTACTCGTGTCAGAAGACTAAGAGATGGCTTTGTTCAGATCATTGGGCAAAAGGTTGTTTACTTCCGTAACTTTGGGGCAAACAATAAAAACCCTATGACAACAGATACACGCCCAAATGAAATTATTCATATTAAAGAATATTCACCCCTTAATACATATTATGGCATTCCTGATATTATTTCAGCGGTATCCTCATTAATTGGTGACTCACTTGCTGCTCAATATAATATTGATTACTTCCAAAACAAGGGAGCTCCAAGATATATAATTACAGTAAAGGGTGCAAAGTTATCTGCAGATGCAGAAGATAAGCTGTTTAGATTCTTGCAAACAGGCTTAAAAGGTCAAAATCATAGAACTCTTTATATTCCACTTCCTGGAGATACTGAAAACAATAAGGTTGAATTTAAGATGGAGCCTGTAGAAACAGCCATCCAGGAAGCATCATTTGAGAGATATCGCAAGCAAAATCGTGATGATATTTTAGTTGCTCATCAAGTACCTATTTCAAAACTTGGTGGATCAGATTCTGGTGCAATTGCCGCTGCAATGTCACAGGATAGAACTTTTAAAGAACAAGTTGCTCGTCCAGCACAAGCACAGCTTGAAAAGGTTATTAACAAGATTATTAAAGAAAAAACAGACATCTTAACTCTTAAGTTTAACGAACTTACACTTACAGATGAGATTGCTCAATCTCAAATTATTGAACGATACATTAAAACACAAGTCATGACACCTGATGAAGCTCGTGAATTAATTGACATGCCACCAAGACCAGATGGAGAAGGTAATCTTCCATTTACCATGACTCCAAGACAAGCTACAGATGCAAGAGCAAACCTTGCTGGTAATCGTGAGAGAGATTCACAAAGAGCAAACAACTCTTCAGATTCTCCAGCCACGCTTGCAGGCAGAAATCCACAAGGAGAAGGTCGAGCGTCTCAATAATTGAGAAAACCTTAAAAAGGTTTGCTATAATAGGACTGTCATGACTATAAATAAAGCACACTGGATTGCAGATGGTGACAATGTTCGCCTCTCAATGCCCTTTGGTAAAGTAGACCAAGAGCGCAGAATCGTGTCTGGTTTTGCATCACTAGATAACATTGATAAGCAGATGGATATTGTCACAAAAGAAGCGTCAATGAATGCTTTTTCAAAGTTTCGTGGTAATATCCGTGAGATGCATCAGCCAGCGGCAGTTGGCAAAATGGTTGATTTTAAAGAAGAAAAATATTTTGATCCAGGAACAAAAAAGTTTTATAGCGGAGTATATGTATCTGCATATGTTTCAAAAGGTGCACAAGATACCTGGGAAAAGGTTCTAGATGGCACACTTACTGGTTTTTCTATTGGCGGTAACATTACAAAGTCAGATGACTCTTTTGATGAAGGCCTTGATAAATCAATACGCATAATTAAAGAATATGAATTGTTTGAATTATCTTTAGTAGATAATCCAGCAAACCAATTTGCAAATATTTTATCTATTGAAAAAGTAGATGGCAAAAACATAGTAGGCGGGTATTTGTCAAAAACGGAAGTTAGAAATGTATTCTGGGATTCAGATAATGACATTGTATTATTATCAGAAGATAACTCAGTAGACAGCCCAACATCTGGAAAGCCTATGAAAAATATTGGTTTTGTTGAAAAAACAGATTCAGAAAATGCAGAAAAAATAAAGTTCTTAGTTGATAGTGCAAAAGGCATTAGAACAATTAAGATGACAGAGGAGGAAAATCCTATGACAGAAGAAACAACAACAATTGTTGAAGCACAAGGTGCTGAGACAGTAGAGTTGCATGAAAATGTTGAGGTTGCTCCAGAGGCTCCAGCAGTTGCTGTAGAAGAGGCTCCAGTAGAAGTTCCTACAGAGGAAACACCTGCTACAGAGCCAGAAGCAGAAACGGCACCAGAGGCTAAAGAAGCACCTGTTGTTGAAGAAGCGGTTGATTCAGTTGATGCTGTTGTTAACGCAACAGAGAAAGTTACTAAAGCAGTAGCTTCAATCAACGATACTCTAACTAATGCCTTGAGCAATCTAGCAGATACGGTAAAGTCTATGCAGACAACCGTTGATGCTATTACGAAGTCCCTTGAAGCCGTTACAGGTCAAGTACAGTCTGTATCAAATGAGGTAAAAGAAGTTAAGGGTTCTTTCGATGAGTTTGGAAAGCGAGTAGATATGGTCGAAAAAGACACCGCTTTCCGCAAGTCTGGCGATCTAGGCGAGATCGTGCAGGAGCCTGTTCAACAGGTTCAAAAATCCCTATGGGGAGGCCGTTTCCTCAAAACAGCCGACTTATTCCAATAAGTAAAATCACTAGGAGGTGAAAAATATGTCGGAAAAAGATATAGTAAAAAATTATCCAGGCTCAACAACACCGCCAGGTCCATTAAACGGACAAGGCGCATTTGCATCTGGTGACATTGGAGGAGCAACAGGCACAAGCCCAAGCACTTCAGATGTCGGAGCGAACCTAGGTAATATTGCAACAGCAAACTTTGGAGCATCAGGACCTAACTCAGTTAGTCCAACAGGTACCCCTGGGGGTATTCTGCAACCAGAGCAAGCACGTCGCTTTATCGACTACGTGTGGGATGCAACAGTTCTCGCCAAAGATGGTCGTAGAGTTACAATGAGAGCAAACACAATGGAACTTGAAAAAGTTAACGTTGGTGAGCGTGTTATTCGTGCTGCTGCGCAAGCAACAAACGAGTATACAAATACAGGTGCAACATTCTCAAAGGTAGAATTAACAACCAAAAAGATTCGTCTTGATTGGGAAGTATCTACAGAGTCACTTGAAGATAATATTGAAGGCGGAGCGCTTGAAGATCATCTAGTTCGCTTGATGACAAACGCATTTGCTAATGATATTGAAGACCTAGCCATTAATGGTGATGGTTCAACTGGAAACTTTCTTTCAATCATGGAAGGCTTTGTTCATAAAGTCCAGAATGATGGAGATGCTCATGAGGCATTAGTTACAGTTACTGATAACAACTGGACTACAGAAGTTATGCAGGACATTATTCTTGCAATGCCACGCAAGTATCGCGCTATCAAGCAGAACCTAAAGTTCTATGCTGGTACAGATGCTTTTCAGGGCATTGTAAAGAACAACGGTACGCTTGCTGATGCAATTGCAGAAGCATTTGCTGGTACACCAGCAGGTACAGCGCAAAATCGTCAAGCATACCTTGATGGTCAAGCACAAACATTTGGTGGAGCACGTACAACTCGTGTTCTAGGCATTGATGTACAAGAAGTTCCTTACTTCCCAGCAGATTATGTTGATTTAACATTCCCTGCTAACCGTGTATGGGGCTTCCAAAGAGACATCGTTGTAAACCGTGAATACAAGCCAAAGAAGGATACAATTGAATACACAGTATTCGTCCGCTTTGGTCTACAGTGGGAAGAGCTTGATGCGGTTGCTTATGCAGACGCAGCAATTGATCCTACTGCATAATAGTTTGTAAAAACTAACCGATAGGGAGGACAGCGTAAAAACTGTCCTCCTTTATCAATTAATAAATAATATTAGTTCTGATATAATAGCAGTGGAGGATATCATGGCAACAACAACAGAAGTAGTAGAAAAGTTTACAAAAAAAACAATAGCTCAGCTACAAGCCTATGCAAAAAAAAATAATATTGATCTGTATGGAACAGAAACAAAAGAAGACATGCTAGAAGCAATTCTTCCTTTTGTGCCAAGAAAAGATGCAACAGTAAAAACAGCAGTTGAGAATCCAAAAGAAAAAGTTGCGCTTTATTCAGAACGCAACTTGCATTGGAACGGTGTGGGCAACCTTGAAAAAGGATATAGTATTGTAACAAAGGAGGAGTCCGTAAAGTGGTTAACTCATAGGGCAGTTCGTGAAGCAGCTCCCAAAGAAGTAGCCAGACATTACGGCAAAATTTAATGCAGATTTTACGTTTACCACCATACCCATTAACCATTTCTTATGAAGTGCCTTTGCCGAACACGGCATATATTCTTATTATAAATGAAGGATCAAGAAACACAAACGATCTTTCAGAGAGCCTTGTTTCAACGGCAGGTTCACAATTAGAATACACTTTACCAGAACAATTTAATTCATATGATGAATCATACTATCTAGCTATCTACGAAGATGTAGAAGGACTTCCTGGAGATATAGTTGTTGAAGATAATTTAAATATAACACGTCCTTATATAAATCCTCAAAAACTTGCTTTATCTCTTGGTTCTGGAACAGCAACAGAAATAGCACAATATGTTGAGTGGGAAAATCTTGCAAGAGTCATCATTGATTCTATTGTTCCAGATGGATTTTATTATTCACGTTCTTGGTATGAAACAAATGGCAACGGAACAGACTACCTTGCTATCTGGGATAGAGTTTATAAAATAACAAAAGCTTATGAAAATAATCTTCTTGTTTGGGATGTAACACAAGATCCAGCAGCACTTGGTGAGTGGACTTATTTATTAACAAAAGATAAGACAGCAATTATTAAAGAGTGGAATCAAGAGACTACTGATTCATACATTAGATCAATAGGAACTCCAAAGGGTGTACCTCTTGGAGAATCAGATTCAATATATCTATACGATACAGAAGATAGTGCATTTACCCTATCAACTATTTCAGGTGTTACTTTTCCAACAACATTTAACTACTTATTTGCACTTGACACAGGATATAAAGTAATACCTTACGATGTTCAAAATGCAATTACTATGCTTATTGATGATATCAAATGTGGCAAAATGGAATACCACAAAAGATATATTTTAGACTACTCTACAGATCAATATAAGATTAAAATTGATAAGGTCGCACTAGAAGGCACAGGCAATATCCTAGTAGATAAGATTTTACAAAAATACATAACAAACTTTGGTACACCTGGAGTCTTGTAATGGCAGTTTGCGAAACAACAGATTTTATTTATCCAATGAAAGCTGATGTTTACTATCCAATTATTACCCAAAATAGTTATGGACAAGCAAGTAAAGAATGGGTATTTGATAGAACTATTATTTGTAATGCATCAACAGTTGGTGGTGCTGGAGAAGTAGACTTAAAACCAGAAGAGTTTTTGCAATATGATGGAAAATTAATTGCTAGATCAAGATCAGATATCAGAACGTCTTCTAATAAAGTTGATAATGCAATAACAAATATATTGATTACTAATATTAGAAGTGCTACAGATTTAATTGTATATAAAGAAACAGCAGGACCAAGATCTGGTCGTGGAACAATATATGAGGTTGGAACTTTTGATCCATTTGTTGGTCCATTTGGAGAAATGGAATATTATAAAATGCTCTGGCGCAGAACAGAAAATCAGACAGTTGGTGACTAATGCGTGTGCGCTTAGATACCAAACAGCTTGAAAAACAACTTATAAACATTGCAAACTATTCTTTTGGTTTTTTAGATGGTATTAATCGTGGCAAAAAAATATTTCTTAGTAATCTTGGTAAAGATGTAATTATTGTTTTAGGTCAATATATAGACGTAGAAGCCAAAGCAAACAGTCGCAGTCTACATCATGTTTATGAATGGTATAAAACTGGAAGCCCAGGAGCAAGACTATTTAATTTAAATTATACTGTTAGCAATCTTGGATTATCTATTAATTCAAGCTTTAGACAATCAAGCACGGTAACAGAAAAAATGACTGTTCCATTTTATAATAAAGCAAAGATAATGGAAGAAGGAATACCAGTTACTATAAAACCAAAAAACAATGGAGTTCTTAGGTTTACAGATGGTGGAGAAGAAGTTTTTGTAAAGAAGCCAATAACAATTAGAGATCCAGGTGGCGATGAAGTTGAAGGATCTTTTGAAAGAGTCTTTGATGAGTTTATGAGAAACTATTTTTCTCAGGTGTTTTTAAGATCAAGCGGACTATTAAAATATTTAAACACACCAACTGCATATAAAAAGAACTTCTTGGCAGGATCAAAAATGGGTAGATCAAAGGGTATTGATACTGGCTATAAATGGATTATTAATGCAAATGTTAAGGTAGAATAAGAGTATGGAAAATATTAATACCACTGGATTTCCCCCAACCTTTATAAATCATTATATTGCAGGACAACTGCAAAGGTTTGGTATTTTAAGCGGTACGGAACAAATGATACCAATATTTCCAACATCTCCAACAAACATAGAAGATGTATTTAAAAACTACATTGCCGCTCCTGGGATATCAGATCCAGTTTTAATTCAATATGAAAGATTAGTTAGATTTAGACCAAGTTCTTTTTATAGAAACAAAAGAGAGCAGGTAATTTATTATCTGTATTGCACAAACTTTAGCAAAATAACAGATGCTCACAGAATTATCACAGACTCACTTGATCGTGAAGATGCCGCTGCCCAAGATGTAAATGCTTGGTGTTCCAGCCCAGACACAGGAATTAATCCATTTAATGTTTATTTTCATAATATTAAAGTATACCAAGCAGACGAGACAAGGGATATACTAGAACTTGCCTCAGCCAGAACGGTATATGCAAATAAGCTCATAATTGAATATGACTATCATACTAAAGATAATATATCTATAAATGGTATATCTTACGCAAATCCATACACTTAAAAACGCTGTTATACTTGTTTTGAGGAAACACCCCAAAACTTAATATCTATTCTATTGAAAGTAGAGGTTAAAAATATGGCATACACTCGTGGTACGTCTACTAACATCATCGTTGGTGCAGCAGCACTTTTTGTTGCTGATACAACTTTAAATTCTGGCATATTGCCAGCATATGTGTCAGATGAGACATACAGAGACACACTCTCTGATGACTCAGACTACACAAACGTAGGTTATACAATGAACGGTCTTGAATTGCAGTTTCAGCCAGACTTCGGCGAAGTACAGGTTGACCAAATTCTTGACGTTGCTAAATTGTACAAGCAAGGAATGCAAGTAAATCTTGCAACTGCATTTGCTGAAGCTACACTTGAAAATCTTCTTCTAGCCCTTGCCTATAACACCGATCAACTAACAGGCACAAAGAGTACATCAGGCGGACAGGTTCTTAACCTATCTGCTGGTGAAATTGGAGAATGTCCAGTAGAGCGTGGAATTATTGCTGTAGGTCCAGGTACAGGTGACTGTGCGGACTCAGCATACGTAGAGCGTGTTTACAGCGCATACCGTGCACTCTCAATTGAGAATGTAACAGTATCTGCTAAGCGTGACGAAGCTTCAATGTTTGAAGTTTCATTCCGTCTTCTTCCAGAAGACGTATCTGGTTCATACGGTAAGATCGTAGATCGTACCTGGACACCAGCCTCATAATCTAATTTTAGATTAATAACAAGCCCATCCCTTCGGGGGTGGGCTTTGTTGTTGTGATAGAATAGATAGAATGGCTACAGAAATATATAGTAAGGGTAATGTTTTTTTAATTGATGGAACAGAATTAGAAATATCACCACTTAAAATTAAATATTTGCGTCAATTCATGGCAGCTTTTGCAGAGATGGCAAATGCAAAAAATGATGATGATGCAATTGACGTACTCATAAGATGTGCACAAGTATGCATGAAACAATATTATCCAAAAATTTCAACAAGTTCAGAAGATGTTGAAGAGCATATTAACATGCCAACAATATATAAAATAGTTGAACTTGCTGCTGGTATTAAAATTAATAAAAAATCAGAAGAGCCTATCAAAGAACAAGCAGAAAAAAGTGGCGGTACTTGGGATGACCTAGATTTAGCTGCATTAGAAGCAGAAGTATTTTTACTGGGCATCTGGAAAGACTATGAAGAATTAGAAACTAATCTATCTATGCCAGAGTTAATGGCAACACTAGAAAGTAAAAGAGAATTAGACTATCAAGAAAAAAAGTTTTTAGCAGCAATTCAAGGGGTAGATTTAGAAGCAAATAATGGCAGTAATAAAGGCCAAAAAGAATGGGAAGACATGAAAGCCAGGGTATTTAGTAGGGGAGCAACAAATGATAGTAATGATGTGTTAGCCCTACAAGGACAAAATGCTAAAAAAGCAGGATTTGGTATTGGGATGGGTCTTGATTATGAAGATGCAAGAGATCCTTCCTTAATGAAAAACTAGTGTTTTCATGCTATAATTAACATAAACCTAAACAGGAGGAACAAATGGTAACAGCGGTACATGAGGGAACAGAACTAACACTTATGGATGGGTCAACAGTTAAAGTGAGACCACTAAAAATCTCACTTTTGCGTCCATTTTTAAAGAAGTTTGAAGCAATTGCAGAGGTGGCAGAAGATAACGATAAGTCTACAACTATCCTTATTGAGTGTGTACAGATTGCTATGAAGCAATATAGGCCAGAACTTTCAGAAGATTTAGAAAAGCTAGAAGATGTTTTAGATCTTCCTACAGTCTATAAGATTGTTGAAGCTGCTTCTGGAATTAAATTACAAGATGCAAATGCTTTGTTAAACACAGTTATTGCAAATAATTAAATAGAAAAGGTGTTTGTAGATGAGTGACGTTAATGCCAATATTGCGGTACATATTGATACCTCTGCGGCATTAGCGGAACTTAAAAGTCTACAACGCCAGATTGCAACTTTTCATTCACAAATATCTAAATCCAGTGCTACAGCAGCAATGGCACAAAAAAATCTACAAACTAACCTACTTAATGCTGTTAATGCTACAGGTAAGTTTCATGCACAAATGGGTGTTATTAGAACATCTACTGAGTCATTTACAGATTCATTAGAAAAAAACAAATTCTCAATGAGAGAATACTTCCGCTATGCGGGAGGAGCATCTAAAGGTTTTGGTAAACTTTTTAAATCTGAATTTGACACTATCGGCAAGGTTGCTGAAGAGCGTGTTAAAAAGATGCAGACTCAATACATTAAGATGGGTCGTGATGCATCTGGTGCAATGAGGGCTATGTCTATTACGCCTAACACACTGAACATGCAAGACTATTCAACAAAAACAGCATTAGCAGCTCAAAAACAAGCAATATTTAATCAGTTAGTTCGTCAAGGATCAACAAGTCTTTTAAACTTTGGTAAAAATACTCAATGGGCTGGTCGTCAACTTATGGTTGGCTTTAGTGTACCCCTACTGTATATTGGAGGTGCAGCAGCAAAAGTATTTATGGATCTTGAACAACAGGCTGTTAAATTTAAGCGTGTTTATGGAGACATGTTTACAACAAGTGATCAAACAAATAAAGCATTGCAAGAAGTTCAATTACTTGCAAAAGAATTTACAAAGTATGGCGTATCAGTAAGCAAGACAATGGAAATGGCTGCATCAGCAGCAGCAATGGGTAAGACTGGATCAGAACTTACTGCACAAGTTGCACAAGCAACACGACTTGCAGTTCTGGGTAGTGTAGAACAAGAGCAAGCACTTTTAACAACCATATCTTTAACAAATGCATTTGGCGTAGCGGCAACTGATTTAGCTAAAGATATTGATTTTCTTAACTCAGTAGAAAACCAAACTGTTGTATCTATTGAAGATTTAACTATTGCTATTCCAAAAGCTGGACCAGTTGTTAAACAACTTGGTGGAGATGTAAAAGACCTTGCCTTCTTTTTAACTGCCATGAAAGAAGGTGGTATTAATGCATCAGAAGGAGCAAACGCATTAAAGTCTGGACTTGCATCTTTAATTAATCCAAGCAAAAAAGCATCAGAAATGCTTGCAGGGTTTGGCGTTAATGTTAAAAATATTGTTGATTCAAATCAAGGAAATATTAAAGATACAGTAATTGAGTTTGCTCAAGCACTAGATACTTTAGCGCCACTTGATAGATCAAGAGCCATTGAGCAGATGTTTGGAAAGTTTCAGTTTGCACGTCTATCTACACTATTTCAAAACATAACAAAAGAGGGTACGCAAGCTAATCGTGTACTAGAATTATCAAAGATGGAAATAGAAGAACTTGCTATCTTATCTGAGAGAGAATTAAAAACAGTAGAAAATGCTGTTGGTACAAACTTTAAAGAAGCAATAGAAAGCTTAAAATTAACAATTGCACCAATAGGAAAATCTTTTCTAGAAGCAGTTACACCAATAGTAAAATCTATTGCTGGATTACTTGAAAAATTTAATGGTCTTGGAGATGGGACTAAAAGGTTTATAGTTATAGCATCTACACTTGTTGGTATTATTGGTCCAACATTATTAATGGCATTTGGTTTGGTTGCAAATGGCGCAGCAAATATTATTAAATTATTTTTAGCCCTTCGTGTTGGATTCTTAAAACTAGGTGGCAATTCAAAGATTCTTGCAGAACAAACAAACTACATGAATTCAGAACAGATGGAGGCAGCTACAGTTGCAGCATCTTTAAATCAAGCACACACAAGATTAACACAATCATTTACAGCAGAAACTTCAGCAGTTAGATTGTTGCGTCAAGCATATATTGATGCAACTGTTGCAGCAGCAAACTTTGCTAGAGTAAATCCAGGAATGATGAGGCCAGGAAAAGGTGGCACTGCACCAAAAAAATTTGCAGATGGATCTACATATGTTCCAGGAAGCGGAAATAAAGATACTGTTGCATCTATGCTTACCCCTGGAGAAGCAGTTATTCCAAGAGATATTGCACAAAACCCTAGATTTCAGCCAATTATTGATGCAATGGTTAGTGGAAAACTTCAAGGTTTTAATGACGGAACAAATAAAGTTACTCAAGCAGCAAAAGCCCAATCAGGTTCTGCATCTACTTATGAAAAAAATTTATCTGATAAAAAAGTTACATTTGAAGAACAACAATACAATGCTAAAACTGCAGCGGGAGCTAAAAATACACAAAAGTATTTAGATAATTTTCAAGAAGTTAAACAAGATAGTCCATATTATAATGCATCTAAGGGTGGAAAACAATATGTCTATAAGCATCCAACAGGAGATTTTGTTCGTGTTGGAGACAACCCAAGTAATGCAGTTAGAGTTTTTGATTATAAAACCATATCAGAAGGTTTGTCAAAGTATTCAACAAAACAAAGTCTTACGGCTTCAACTTTAGATAAAAATATATTTCATCTTTTAGGCTCAAACGTAGGCAAGCAACGTAGTGGTCCCTTTGGTGGTTTAAACAAGAAAATTAAAGAACAAGGATTATTTACTTCAGAAATTAATGCTGTTATAGATAGACTTAAAAAAGAAGGAATTACTGTCTCAGCAGCACAACTAAAAAATCTTTCTTCAATTCAAGCCTCACACTTAGAAAAATCAGTAGATTCTAAAGGGGTAAAAATTTGGGATCCTAAAAACATATCTTCTGAGCCAGGTGCAGTAAATAATTACATGAATAGAGTTGAAAAAGGTTTTGGACAAAAAATTCTTAATGATCCAAAGTTGCTTAAAGAACTTAGCATAGATAGAAAAGAACTTCAAAACCTTATAGATGGAAAACATCCTAAAAATATTGCAGCAGCTGAAACATTACAAAAAGTTGCACAATACGATTTAAGAAAAAATCCAAAAGATGTTCAAGCAATTGCTGTAGATGAAACAATGAAACATAGACTTGGTGCTGATTTTTATAAAAAGGGTGTATTTAAAACACTTGCAGAAAGATTCCCAAATAGCAGTAAAGTTAAAAAAGAAATGCTTAAAGCTGAAGCAGCTAAAGCAGGGGTACCACTAGATCCATCATCTAGCAAAAAACTTATAAGTCCACAAGAAGTTAAACAAATTAAAAAGAAGTTAAGTGCAAGATCTTTAGAAGAATTAAGAAGAATTGACGCAGATGTAAGATCTAGCAGCATGGCTAAAGTTAAGCCTACAGACTTTGGAAGACAAATAAAACCATCTGTTGGTTATAGTTTTCCAGTTCCTGGTATTGGTGGAGAGTATGAAAAAAATGGCGTAAGAAAATTTGTTAAGCCAATGATTGATGAAAAATCAGCACTAGCAGAATTACGTGCAAACAAGATTGCAAGAGATGTACATGGTCTAGAAACACCTGCACAAGTTATGAAAACTATGGCAGATCCAAATAATAAAAATAGAAAAATTATTGTTTTAGAATCTTCATTTGATCCAAGATTTGCTGAGTCTAATATGACTGGTAAGTTTACAAAAGATCAATATTTTAGACAACTAACTGCATCGTTGTTACGTGGAGATAAAGATCTTAAGCGAGGAAACCTTTCTGGAAATATATTAACAGATCCAGGAGCATCAGGTGTATTTGATAAGGCATCTGGCAGAAGAGACTTTTCTCCTGGAATGAAATCTTTGCTTGGTCAAGCAGAGATCAATCTTCTTGGCGTACCAGGCGGACGTGGATTAAGTAAAGATTTTGCTAAAGCAACTGTAGATATTCCAAAGGGTATGTCTGCAGATCAATATCACAAATCAATAATTGCTGAAATAGATAGAACACTTCCATTATTAAAAAAGACTGTTAAAGAGTTTGGATTAACAAATCCAAGTGAAAAAGCTGCCTATGAAGATATGATTAAAAGACTTGAAAAAGGTAAATTAACAGACTGGCGTGGCATTCATAAAATGCACTCTTCTGTATTAGTTACAAAAGATGAAATGCTTGAAGATGACAAGGGTAAGACATCTGCAATTCCAAAAAAGAAAGCACCAATAGCAGTTAAACCAATAGTTCCAAATATAGCAGACAGATATATGGTAGATCCAAAGGGTAAACAAGTTGTTCAAAGACCACTTAGACTACCTGGTAGATCTGATGCCCCACTAAGTCAAGCAGATCAAATTAGACAAAGAGCAGGACAAGAAGGTGTAAGTTTATCAACAGCAAGAAGAAGACTTGTTATTGAAAATAAATTAATTCAGGGAATACAAAAACAATCAAGTGTTGTAAAAACATCTACTGAAGGTATTAATGAAAATACAAAAGCAACTAAAAGTTCAAAAGAAAGCATTAGGGCATTTGGAACAAAAGCTAGTATAGGGGTTGGAGCAATTAGTGGACTAACAATTGCAGCATCCTTTGCTGGAGGAAAAGTTGGAGAAATGGCACAAAAGATTATGCCATTTGTTTTTGGTTTACAAGGTGTTTTAGCTTTATTTCCATTACTTATGAATCCTTTGATTGGCATACCCGTTGCACTTGCTGCAGTTGCTGTGGGTATCTATTTATTTAAAAAGAAACAAGATGATGCTATAAAAGCAGAAGCAAGACTGGTTGATCAACTATATGCAACTACAACAAAAATGCAACAAGTTGGAGAAATTAGTGGCAAGGTAGGGGCATCTCAAGTTGCTGCACGTAGAAGAGAAAATGCAACAGGAGACTTCTCAGTAGAACGTAAGGGTATTAAATTTGGTAGTGCATTCCTACAAAGTGAAGTAGGAAAAGCAGATATAGCAGCATTTGAAACAAGATTTAAAGCAATGCCAGATATTGCTATGAAAGAGTTTTCATTAAAACTAGCAAGCTATGTATCTGATGGAGTAATTGATGCAGCACAGGCTGCAAGCATTGCAGATCAGATTGGTATTCAATTTCAAGATAAAGTAATTGGAATAAAACTTCAAGGACAATTGCAAAAATTATTAACAGTAGATGGAAAAGATTTAGCTACAGAGCCATTTGAAATTAGAATAAAAATTGCAGAAGAAACAGTAGGTCAGTTTATCAATGTTATGCCTAATTTAGAAAAAGAGTTGTCAGTTGCAGAAGATATTTTAAAAGTAGCTAAAGAAAAAACATCTTTAGCAATGACAGCTTTTGCTTTTAATACAATAACGGATGAACAATTTGATGGAATAATAGGAACACTAAGAGCTGCTGAAAAACGAGTAAAAGATATTGAAGCATCTTTGGGTAAATTTAATGCATTTGCTGGGGCATTGGCAAGTCAATCATTTGAAAGTATTCAAGCACAAATTGATGCAATTGATGTAAGCACCAGTAAGAGTATTGATAAGTTAAAGGCAGATAAAGCAGCAACAAAAGATCTTGCTAAACAGGCTTTAATTCAAACAGAAATTGATAGACTAGAAACTAAAAGATTTAATTCAACCAAAAAACTTAGAAACATGAATGATCAAGTGTTAAATGTTATTGAAAAACAACTTAAGACAGCTACTTCTGGTGAAAAAAATCAATTCTTCCTTGCAAGTTCTGAGGCAATAAAAACTCGATTTAAAGGAACTAAGCAAGAAACAGATGCTAATGTATTTTTAGATAAGTCTAGGGCTATGGGAGAAACATCCTTAAGAGCTAACATTGAAGCGGTTGTTTCTTCAGGACAATTAGGATCAAGGCAAGCAACAGGACTTCTTAATCTTTTTGGAGATGACAAAAAGGGTCTAAGTAAAACATTTAAAACATATTTAGTAACTCAAGGACTAGAAGATTTAAATAGACTTCAGTCTATTGTGGGTGGTTTTGAAGATCAGACTCTTGCAAAAACAATAATGATAAATATGTCTGGACTTTCAGATGCTGAGTTTCAAGCACAATACTCTACATTAGAATTATTAACACAGCTAGACAATGAAGAAATTAATATAGAAATTGTATTAAAAGATCCAGGGGCACTTGCAAAAATAACAAGCATAAATACAGCGATAGAAAATATTCC